TCTCTTTTCAATTAACCTATCAATCTTAGAATCTAGTGCATCTAATCTATCTATAACCCTATTTATATCAGATTCCATTTCTTTTTTCGTCACGTATTCTTTTGCAATTTCTTCTCGTGTCTTATTGAGAAGAATAGACAAACGACTAATTTCATTAGACTTCTCACGTAAAAAATACCCGACCAAGCCAAGTATTAACGTTAGAACTCCATTCCATACCATTAACTCCATATTGCACCTTTATGGCTTTGTAGGCCATTTTACTTTCTCCAGACTATCGTATGTTTTTGTAATGTCACGCAAATCTTGACGATACTTCTTTTGTGCATCTGTCATTGTAAGGTCAGAGCTTGCCCACCAGTCTGTTTCTGCAAGCTTTATGTTTCGTTCTGCACGTAAAAGCTTCATGGGCTCTGCTGCTATTAGCTTATCTTGTTCTGCTTTTACCTCATCCCAAGTAACACCAAAGTCCTTTGGGTCAGTGCTTTCTATGGCGCTTCCGTCTTTGTCTGCGCCAGTTACTTTTACAAACATCTTCTCGAACTCAGCTTTAGATGTGGGCTCGCCACGCAATACCCATTCTTTGATTTCGAGAGACGTAAGTGCTTGTGCTATGTCAGTCATATTGCCTCCTTATTGTTTGATTTCTGATAAAGTAAATGTAGATATGGTTGAAGCTCTGTTATTGTCACTCATTTCGTAATGTCTATTAAAATACATGTGTCTAGGAGTAGTTCTCATTGGACTAACATCAACACGATACGTTAAAGCAGAAGTTGTTGAAGGACTATCAAGATACTGCCAGTTTACACAAGTCATTCTATATTGGTCACGACCACTATTTTCTGTTCCAACAAATGAAAAAGATGCTCTTTCTCGAAGGTTTGAACCTTGAGCAATCTGAGCTGCGCTGCCACCACTAGGCGTTCTATAAACTTTAAATGATGGAAAAGTATCAGCGCCTTCACCAAAGTGTAAACAGACATTTACTAGAATTTTACTGTTACTGAATTTAGGTGTAATAATTGGTGAAAAATTACCTAGATTTGTATATGCAGTCGTATTAAAATTTTGTTGATGGTCTGTCGCAACTTGTACAACTTGCAAAACACTGCCAACTGACATGTTCGTATGGTCTAAGGATGGCAAACCAGCGTTAGTTATTGAAGATATTGCTGCGTCATTTAGTTTTGTTAGTGCCATGTCTTTATCCTATTTGCCTGAATATAAATCCATGCCTCATGTTAGTATTTGAATAGTCTATTCTTTGGACTGATTGGACAAATGGAACAACGTAGTCATTTGCATTTAAAGCAATAACACAACTATGTTCGGTTGGAACAAATTCATCATCATTTTGGTCTGAGGAATTATTCATCTGAAAGTTCCAAAGATTATGGGTAAGACTACCAGTACCAGATGCTGATTCACTATTTACTTCAAGGCCGTGAGTCCACCAATCGCTCGTATTATAGTTTCTACATCCACCATAAAAACGGTACTCATACACTCCAGTAACAGGTACAACAATTTTTGCATAATTGCCACCAGCGTAACTTGGAAATGTTAGTATCATACCGCCTCTGTTGACTTGGACAGTACGAGTGGCGCTAGTAAATGTTGGCAGAGGCATTTTATAATTACCAACGTAAGTGCTATTACTGCTAGTTCCGAAACTACTACTATTAGAGCATTGCACGGCAACACAAGCATCAGACAATACTGGTCTTCCACCGACATCAATCGCTATGGCGCTTGTGCCTGACTGGTTCTGGATTGCATCAACTTTAATTACTGAACTCATTGTGCAACCTCCATAAGATACTGTGTTGTCATCGAACCACCAGCACTTGAGCCCCATCCAAAATAAGTGTTCGCTGACGTATTGTGTGTGTAAACATACGGCATGTAACTTACAGTCTGTCCTAAAGTATATGTCGGAGAATCAGTTATACTTATGTGGCAATCATGCCAATCACCGTTACCAATGAAAGCATGTGGCTTTCCTGTTGTGTGTCCAAAAGAACCACCATTGATGCTTCTAAATATCATTACCGCAAGATAGTTACCAGATGGGCCAAATATTTGAGTATGAAAATTTATTATGATTTTACTATTAGCAAACTTTGGAACTATGTCTGTTTTAACTTGAGTAATTGCTGTGTTTGAAGAGGAGTTATTTACAGTAACTTGCAAGTCAGTTACTTTAGTCATATCCGTAACTTGTACAATATGACCGCTAGCATGAACGCCTGATGATAGGTTCGGCTTGAGATTGTCTACGAATAACGTACTCATCCAGCAATCTCCATTAACATAAGATGGTTTTGTGTATTATCACCGTTAATGGATACACTGTTACCATTATTAGATTTAAACTGAATTTTGTATTCAGTGGCTGATGTTGTGTTAGGTTCATCATAATATTGAATTTGAACATTACCGTATTGACTTGCTGGTGAATAAAATAGCGTAGCGCCAGCATGGTCACCAATAATAGTTCCGCCCCTATTGATAGAAAACATAACGGAAGTATTTGTATTACCAGTATAAACTTCATACATATTTGCCCAAACTAATATTTTACTAGAGGTTGCTACTGGAGTAATTGTTAGAGTCATATCAGTATTAACTAAAGAAGTTGATGTTGTGCTTCTGCCACCATCAGTTCTCATGTTTAATACTTGAATTACATGCCCAGGGGATATAAGGTTTTGCCCGCTACCAATCAAAATCTTGTTGGCATTACCACCAGACGTCGGTGCTTTTATTGTTTGTACTGTTAGCTCTGATGCCATCTATACCACCGTAAATGTCCCATTAATCGTTAATGGTTGTGTAATTGTTATTGGCCCAGCAACAAAAGCGTTCTGATTGGCTGCAACTGTTACCGAGTTATTTAAAGAGTTTATATTAGTTCGTATGGGTGTGTCGTCCAAGACGAGAGTCGAGGCAAGTTTTGCTGGGGTTACTGTACCGTCTGCAACCGCACCAGCATTGAAGACGTCGCCCATTCCTACAATGTAATCAACTACGTCTGTGCCAGATACTAAGTTTGCTGTGAATGTAATTGTTGAGCCTGATACTGTGTACGCTACGTCTGGGGCTTGCGTTACACCATTTACCGAAACGATAAGACGAGTGCTACTGCCTGGGTCGTATGCTGCACCATTGAATAGAAGACTGTAAGATGCACCGCCGTTTGGGGAGATGTTATCTAGTTTTTTAAAATCTGAGCTAAGTGGCTCACGTCCTATGTATGGCATGTTAAACTCCTATAAAGCATATCTTATTACCACAATCCCAGAGCCCCCATTACCACTATTAGTGTTATTGCCCCCTGTGCTTGAAACTCCGTGTGCGCCGTTACCAGTATTTGCTGCTTCGTCTACGGAGCTTTCATTGTGTGCGTATCCGTTACCGCCTCGTGCGTACGTTACATTTGACCCTGTCCTTAAACTGTTTGCACGCCCAACACCTCCGTTTGCAGTTGCATTATTTGCGTTCGTGCCAGCTCCACCAGCTCCGCCTCCACCTCCAGAACCGCCAGAACCACCGCCCCCGTAAGGCCCGCCAGAACCACCAGCGTTTCCAAATCCAGTTACACCACTTGTTCCAGAATATGTGTCTTGTGTTGATGTACCGCCTGGTTCATTGTCTTCTGAGCCACCAGCACCAGAGCCACCATTTCTTTGACCACCTTCATAATCTCCTCCTCCAGCTCCGCCTTTGCCTATAAAACTGTTAAAGGAACTGTCGCCACCATTACTACCTGGAGCGTTTATGTCTGTAGATTTTGCACCTCCAGTACCCACAACGATTGTGTATTCTCCACGAGCTATTGTTTGAGATGCGCCTTCGACCATACCTCCAGCACCAGCGCCACCTGTAGAGCCCGTGTAGCCTTCAGCAGCTGCGGAGCCACCTCCGCCCGCAACAATAAGAAAATCAACAGCACCTGTGGCGTTGAATACAATTTTGTGGTTACCAGTATCTGTAAATGAGTGAACTCTGTATGTAACCCCACCACTGCGGTACTGAGTCAGAGTGCCTCCAACAGCAAAAAACTGGCTTGGCGTTGATAAAGAAGCCTCTGTAATTTTACTTCTTGCCATTACGAACCCTCGTTATCTCTCACAGTTGGATGAACATTAGATTCTTTGTAAGCCTTCTTAACGGCGTCTGTGTGGTAGATTTTTGCTAAATCTTGAACCTCTTTTGATTCTTTAGAAACGTCGTCCTCTGGCGTAAAACTCACCCTGTGATTGGCTCTTGATATTTCTTTGCCGTCTTCTTCAATTACAGTAGATATTCTTTGTTGAATAATTTTAAATTGTCCAACAATTTCAATTTTATCTACTTCTTCTCTTTTTGTTATTGCCATAATTATCTCCTTTAAGCTGCCTCGTAAGTTCCAGCAAAACCAACGTATTTTCCACCATTTATATTTAAAACGTGCCAATACCCTGAAAACGGTGTGTACGTAGCTGCTGTAGAAAAACTACACGATGTATGCCCACCCCTAGAAATTTGAGCGCTAATCGTAATTTTGTCCATAATATAAGTGCTGCTGTAACCAAAACGTATTCCTCTTAAATGAGGAAGAGCCATACCGACGCCTCCACTGCCAGCAGCACTAGCAAATGGAAGGCCCGTGCAATCAAAAAATATGTGATTGTTCTTGGTATCAACGCTTACCCAAGCACTTACAAAAACCAGCCTTCCAATTTTTACATATTCCGCAGCTGTGTCTTGTGTAGTGGTGTCGTGATTGGCTGGAGTAGTCTCTGTTCCATTGCTGTGAGACCTGAAGCTAGCTGTCCATGTACCACTTTCGTAATCATCTAAAAGCTCTGTATCTGAACCAGAAGCATTTGCGTTATTACTAAAATCAATTCCTTTTCCAGCAGTAAGTTTCAATCCAGTTGATTGAATCCTTGCAATCTCTGACCCCCCAGCCCAAAGAGCTAATCCATTATCTCCGTGTGTGTAACGCAACCCGCCCACAATACTTGTGCCAGTAGTGTCCTGAAAACATATTCCAGCTGCATTAGCAGCTCCTGTTACAACATTTATGTATTGGTCTTTGGTGCTATTACCTACAGTAAACTCGCCGTCCAAGTAATTACCAGGGGAAGTGTTTAATATACCTACTGTGTTGATTGATGCGTCTACAAAAAGTGTATTAGTATCTACAGTAAGGTCACCAGTAACTGTTGCGTTTCCAGTTGCAGTAATGTTTGCTGCCTGAAGGTTTTGCCCCGCTGGGTGTACTCGTGACTCTTTTCTTGCCCCACGAAATACAACGTAGCATGTGTCCGTTGAGTTAAGCGCTTCATCAAAAGTAATTGTTGAGCCACTTACAGTGTAAGTCGTTGTTGGTTGCTGTTGGACATTGTTAACAAATACTTCTAAATCTTCGGGAGAAGAAACAGCAGTGTTTAAACTGTAAGACGTGCCTCCGTTGCCCGTGATTACTTGAGAAGTAGCAGCGCTAAACGTTTCTTTGGGTGACTGTCCTAAGTATGGCATTAGCTAGTAATCTCCATTACGCCCATGACAACATCGAGGCTGTCAGCAGTGTCTGACTTAAACTGTAAGTCGTCGTTTGCTTGCAGTATGTATTTCTGACCACCCATGACTTCGAGGGTAGCTCCTGATAAAATCTGTACGTCGTTTAGTATCAATCGGTGATTTGCGTTTGAGCTTCCGTCTGCACCCCCAACTCGGAGTACACAGCTTACTTTGATTGTTCCTGTTGTTCTGTTGCAGAGTGCTACACCAAGAACAACCGTTGCTGTTAAGTTTGCTGCGTTAGCGTCATATACTGTAACAAAACTTGTATCTACTTTTTGTGCTGTCGCATTTTTAAATGTATTTGCCATCTAGTTCTCCTATCACCCAAGCGCAATGCTTAGTGCAACAGCGTCGTCTTGTGTCGCTGCTAAAGCTGCGTTTATTTTTAAATTCTTGTTTACGTTCCACGTA